TTGTCCGCGTTGACCCCAGGATCGCCAGACCCGTCGAATACCACCACGGCTCGCTCTGCCTCCGGGCCGATCAGGCGGTTGATCCGCACCCGGTTGGCGACGGCGCGGGAAAACACGACGGCGGCCTCGAAGGGACCCTGACAGTAGACCGTGTCGCACTCGACGATGTTGTTGCGCCCCTGCGGGAACCAGATCAGGTAGTTCCCGGTCGGCGTCCGGCTGGTAGCGTGCCGGTAGAAGATGCGATTGTCGTGTGAGACCTGCGCGGTCTCCACCAGGGCGCGATCCACGACGACCTCGTCGCAGGACACGTCGCAGTACGCCATGTTGTTCGCGTAGGGCGGAGCGTTCAGCCCACCGAGCACCTTGTCGGGGGCGATCACGCAGTTGACCGCGCCGTTGATGTTAATCAGCGGCCAAGCGCCCGGCGGAGCGACCCAGGTGCCGCCGATCAGCTTGGCGTCGCGCACGCACCAGTTTTCCTCGGGCAGCCGGTTCGGCGACGCAGCGCCGGCCCACGCCAGGATGCCCGTGTTGTCCATCCGCACGATGGACACGGAGGTCCGCGTGCGGTCTATCGGGTAGCGCAGCCCCAGCACGCCGGTCGATGGGTCGGCTGACGTGACGACGTTGTGCTGCCCCCACTCGGGGTCAGTGTTCGAGGCGATGGTATCGGCGGTGTCCAGCACGCAGACCACGGTGCCGACCGGGTAGTGCGCCGCGTTGACGGGCGTCGCCAGCGTGACCGCCACGTCGCCCACGGTGACGTCGGCGATGGGCTCTTTGAGAGCCGCACGGACCTCGTCCCAGTTCCGGTCGATGTACGACCCGAAGTTGACTGCGGACCTCTGCATGGGGGCGCTGTAGATGCCCCCGAAGTCGCCAGCCGCGTAGATTTCCGTGGAGGGGTCCGGCACGTACAGGGTCACGCCGGATCGCATGAACAGCGAGCGCCCCAGCTTGTACCGTGCCGGCGGGCGCCCCAGCACCACCATGCCGCCGCCGGCCGCGTGCGCCTCGTCGATAGCCGCCTGGATAGCGTCGTGGTCGTCCTGGATGCCGTCCCCGAAGGCGCCCTGAACGAGAGTAGCGCCCAGGGACAGGTCGTTCGCCATCCGGCGGGTCGCCTCCGCGATCTTGCGGAGTTCGGCAGCAAGGCCGGGCGAAGTGCCGGCCGGGATGTTCGGCAGATAGGTAGTGCTGATGGTCACGGTATTCAGGCGGCACGGGCCGCGTCGTTAGACAGGCATCGGTCCCGGGGTCACAGCCGCCCGCCCGGCTTCAGATCGACGTCCATGCCGGAGAACACAAAGTCAACCGGCGGCTCGACTTCCAGCCGCAGCCCCAGGTACCGACCGCCCTTGTTGAAGTCGATGCGGTAGTCTCCGGCGGGGTAGAAGGTCCGCCAGTCGCTCCACGTGTAGGGGCCTTGCGGGTACAGCGATGCGCCGATCCGCAGGCGCACGGGCGTCATGGAGGCCATGACGATGACCTGCGGGAAGATCGTGGAGATGATCTTGTAGGCGCTGAGCGGCTGGCCGAGTTCGTCTATGTCGTACCCGGTGCGCTCCACGAAGGCGGGTGGGTTCTCGTCGGAGGGCGCGTTGAAGGACACGCGGCCGAACGCCGCCTCGTCCAGCGCCAGGATGCGCGCCTCGGTGTCGCGCGGGCCGACGAACATGACGCTGCGCCCGAAGCCATCGCTGAGGTCGCCCCACGATCCGCCGATGGTCAGCCACGGCATCGTGGCGGTGGTCCAGATCAGGGACGGATTGAAGTTCCCGTAGTCGCCGGAGACGATGTCCCGAAGGTCGCCCAGCGTCCACGTCCCGTTGCGCGTGCTGTAGATCGCGGCGCGGTTGCACCCGTGGACCGACGCATAGGCCGCATCGCCGTCCTTGGAGGGGAACGCGAAGATGACCTCGTCGCTGGCCGGATCGACCACCACGAAGCACCGCTCCGCTTTCGACAGGTCCAGATTGCGCATGACCCAGCGACGCACCCGGCCGTCCGCAATCGAGGCGATGGTCACACCGTCATGGACGTACAGGTCGTCGGTGCCGAACACATAGTGCTTGCGTTCCAGATAGGCGACGCCGCGCGGGGAGATCATGCCGCGGTCCACTGACAACGGCTCGTTGACCCATAGGTTCTGCGCGGCGTTGGACGTGTCGCCGGTCCACACGAAGCGCCACGACTGGCGCTCGCCGTACACGATCATGGTGCCGTCGAGGTCCAGCCCGCCGACGAGCGGAGAGCGCGCGCCGGCCAGGGTAATCTCGTTGGCGACCCCGGGATCGGTGGGGTTCCACGTCGCGGGCGGCTGGCCGAACAGCGCGTAGTCCGAGATGGCGACCAGATTGGGGAACGTCGCCAGCCCTTTCGTCAGGTTGATGGCGAACAGTTGGTCCCGAGAGACCGCCAGGGCGCGCGCACGGTGCGTGGCGTCCCAGCCCGGCAGCGTCGCGTACTCCGTGGCGGGGCCGCCCGGGAAGTAGATCGGGACGTGAGACGGCTTGTTGGCGTAGACGACATCACCCAGTTGCGCCCAGGTCCAGGGCTGCGGGTCGGACGCCGGGACCAGCCCGGAGATCGAGCGGTAGGTGGTCGAACTGTCGGCGTTGACCTCGTAGACGCGCCCGGCGTCGTCGCCGACGAACACACGGTCGTAGCCGGTGGCCTGCGCGTACCCCCACGCCGCCCGGACATTGGGCACGGCGAAGTGGCGCGTCTGCCGGAGCACCGAAGCGCGGCGCACGGCCCCGTCGCGGAACCGGACGTTGGACCCGTTCGAAAAGGCGTTCGGTTCCAACTCGAAGTCCGGCACGTCCAGGACCAGACCCTTATCGCCCAGGGCGCGTGGCGGGATGATCGGCATGGCGGAGGCTCACAGGGCGCGGACGACGAAGTTGACCACGAAGAAGGGCGGGTACCCGGTGACGGTCACGGTGTGGGCGTGCGCCCCGGCGGCGTCCATGCCGTGCGCGTGCACACCGTCGCCGAAGATGACGTGGGTGTGGGCCTCGTTGTTGCCCGTGTTCTGGATCGAGATGCCGGTGCCCACAGTGGACAGTCCGAACCCGTAGGAGTTCTGCACGCCGCCGGTACCGGCAGTCGCACCCAGGGGAGACAGCCCGCTGCCGCCGCTGCCCAGCAGGACGTTGCCGTTCAGGCCGGTCCAGGCGTGGGTGTGCCCGGGGTCGATCACCCCGTGCCCGTGGGAGGGAAGCTGGCCGACCGTCAGCACGGTGCCCCCGGTAGCGCCGCCGTGGGAGTGGCCCCCGGCGTTGTGCCCGTTGTGGATGTGCGCCGGAGCGGTGTCCGTACCGCCATTCAGCGTGGTGCTGCCGCCGATGGAGCCCAGAGAGTTCGGCCCGGTGCCCTTGTGGATCGGGAAGCGCAGCGTGAAGTCCGGCAGGTTGAACGTGGTGCTGCCGTCGCCCGGGCCAGCCACGTAGGGCGCCCCCTTGGCGAACAGCGCCGCGTAGGTCGTGCGGGAGACGGCCTGCCCGTTCAGCAGCAGGTACCCCGGCTTAGCGGTAGCTTCCAGGGTCATCGAGATGGAGCCGATGGGCTCGATCTCGGCGCCGCCCCGCTCGATGGAGGCAGCGTCCAGGCCGGTCGTGAAGGTCATCTTCGCGGCGAAGGTATCCGCGATGTCCTTGCGCACCCGGTTGGCCTCAAGGGCGGTTGCACGTCCCGGCAGGTCGTTCAGATCGGTGTGCGAGACGGTCATAGCCCCGGTGATGTTCGGGAAGCTGGCGACCAGGGTGGACTTCAGGAGGCGCAGGTGGTCCGCGCCTTGCTGCACCGGATCGGAGTTGGCCGGATTGGACGGGACTAGCTGGCCGACATAGGAGGCGACTTCGACGGGCATGGCCTGGGGTTGGACTGGGAGGGGAGACTGGGAGGCGCGACGTTAGGTGGGCACGCCAAAGAATGGGGCACGCAAAGGGGAGATGCGTGGGTGGGGAGGACTGTAAGGGGGACTATAAGGGTAGACTTAGAGGGGTAGACTGGTTGTTGGACTTTAAGGGAACTTATAGGTTGTAGGTACTACAACCAGTCTTTCTTTAGTCTTCCTTCTCTTAGTCGGAGAGACTTAGAGGGTACTTATAGTTAGACTTATAGTGTACTAGGGGCGGCTCAGAGTGCGGCTAGGGGTCAGGCTTCTGTCGGGTTCCCCTTCCCTAATGTCACTGATTAATCGTCGTGCCTGAACCCTAGGTGGTTCTAGGGGTTCCTCCGATGAGCGGCTAAGACCATGCCGGGGCATCGGGTAGTTGGGGCGGTGCGATGGGTCCTGGTGTGGGGACCCGCAGAGGGACCCGGCGAGGGACCCGCAGAGGGACCCACGCCCCGGCCCCTCCCCTCCGAGGGCCGGCCGGGCACAACGATAACAACAACAACCCTTTAGCGACTTTTTGGAACGACCCGCCGAGCACCCCCCGGGGGTGGGTCGGGCAGTCTGGGCGCCCAGTCCTGGCACACTTGGGTGCGGTGGACGGCTGGAAACCGCAGAAAGTCTAGGCTTCCAGGCCCCCAGCCACCTACTCACCAAGTAGCGTGCCGCGTGATGCGGGGGCTTCTTGTGGGGCTGGCGGGGTGGGCTTGCCGGGCCGGTTTGCGTACCTGGCGCGCAGATACTTAACCGTCCGGTTAAGAAAAGCCGTTGATTTACCGGCGTTCTGTCCTTGAACGAAACCCGCAGAAAACCTGGCGTTCCACGTTCCGCTTGACTGCGGACCCGTGTAGTGCTCCTATCCGCCCGGTCCCGGAGCCAACCGGGCAGCCAAACCGGGCAGACAAGCCCCGCGTCGCACCGAGCGCAGTCCACAAAACGGTGCACCGAGACCCGTCTAGGCGGGGCCTCGCCAGCCCGGACCTCTGCCCGCAGATGCAGCCCGGTACACGGCCCGGCCAACCGCCCGACGCAAGCCGCCTAGGTGCGAAACCCGATAGCAAGGGGACTAGCTGCTAGGGACAGATGGGCATCGGTGGGAAAATGCGCTGCGGCAGCGGGCGGTCGGCAGACCGCGCAACGCCCAGAGAGTCCCGGGCCGGACGCAGAGCCTACGGCCACCATCACGAAACTGACTGACCGACTGCATCGCCAAGCGCCGCGCGGCCCGCTGCCACGCGACGCTTCGCCATGCCGTCAACCCAAGCGGAGCACCGTCATGCTGAAACACTCTCCTGACCAGTACGAAACCACGGCTCGCGCCGTCCTGGCGTTGAACCCGCACGCGCGCGGCCGCTTCGCAGATGCGGCCGGGCTTGCCCGGTGGATGCATGACTTCGCGGAGCGCCACCTGGACGACGGACACCCCGGTTACGGCGGGACGTTCGGTTTCTACATCACAACCTACCAGTTTGCGGGCGACCCGCCGGGTGTGTTCCGCACCATGTCGAGCGTGTCGCCCGGCTTGGTGCTGGACCATCTCGGACTCCCTTAGTGTCCCGCTAGTCCACCGGACTGCCGACAGCCTGTCCACCCACCCGGAGACCCTCCCCATGCTGCCATTCGTGCTGACCATGCGGCTGCCCAACGGCCGTCCCGCCGTGCGCCGCGTCCTGTCCATTCGCGCCGCTGCTCTGGCGGTCCGCGCCTACGCGGCACAACGCGGCGTCTCCCCGCTCGCCGTCGAATACTCGGTGGTGCGCGTCGCAGCGGTGCTGCCCGCCATGCCGCGCGCTGCGTGATCCCTGCACGTCCTGTCAACCGGAGTCATCGCCATGTCCGACACTCCCCGTGATCCGCTGTCCACCCTGCGGGAAGCCGCTGCGACGCCGCTGCCCGACGTCCCTAATCGCCTGACCTGCGTGACGCGCATCCACATGGGCCGGCGCGTGGGTGATCGGCCCGACGTGGTCGTCCCGGCCGCCATGGTGCGTGCCTTTGTGGAGACCACCGTTGTTGGCGCCTTCCCGGATGGCTTCACGCTGATTGAGACGGCGGGCGGCTGGCGCGATACCGCCACGGGCGTGACCATCCTGGAACCCTCGTTTGTGATCGAAGTCATGCACGACGGTTCTGAGCGTTCGGCTGAGCGTGTGTTGGCTGTCGCCAACGGCTGGAAGCACCTAGCGCGGCAGCAGGCCGTGATGATCGCCGAGCAGCGCGCCGATGTGTCTTTCGTGTGACTCCTGATCCACCGGACTGCTGACAAGCGGAGCGACAAGCCATGCCCCGAGAACCCGAGCCGGCCCGTTATGGGGTGCTCGACGCCGAGAACGAGGAAGCCGGTTTCGTGGCAGACATGATGTTTGCCGAGCCGGCCGACGCTGCGGCGTATGCCAAGCAGCTTCGCGCGGAGCGCGGTAGCGGCAAGTTTCGCGTCGTGCGGGACGTAACTGATCAGGAAGCCTGGACAGCTTGGCAGCGCGAGTACGACCGGCTTCGCAGCGGCGAGTATGCGGACCTGCCGGAGTGGTTTCCCCGGCGTCCGTATCACTTCCCCCACTGGGCCAGGGATGCCAGCCGAGCGGACCAGGGTTGGATCGCTTACACGCCCACCCGGCTGCACGCCGTGCAGGATCGGCAGGTCGTCCTGCCCGCGTCGCGCTATCTGGCGCGGCACTTTGATGACTTGTCGCCCGACGAGATCAGCCGGCTCCAACAACGGCTGATCGCGGCGCGCCAGCCCACGACGTTCCACATCACGCGGGACCCCGCCGTTGTGCGCGACGCCTACATCGACCGGCGCCACTGCGCCGAGAGCAGCGATTTTCCGTCGTGTATGCGGCATAGCTCTGGCGAATACGGGCTGCCCGAGGGAAGCCACCCGGTGGACGCCTATGTAGGGCCGACCGCCACGCTGTCCCTGGCCTACACCAAGGACACGACCGGCGAGATTGTCGCGCGCGCCGTCGTCGCGGAGCGCAGCAAGCGGTTTGTCCGGGTATACGGCGCGGACGAGGCCCGCAAGCGCGACCTGCTGGACCACCTGGAAGCCCGAGGCTTCCGGCGGGCCGCCGACTTCGCCGGGGAGCGGCTGCATCTGGAAGAAC